CTCCAAGATACATAGCTAAATTAGTGGCAGTCTCATTTTTCTCAATAAGTAAATTCTTTAAATAATGTTGAAATGTAGGATACTGATGAATAATATAAGGCATAAGGGACCCTTCACTTTTATAGATTGCGTTGCTCTCTCACCAAGAGAGCCCCATACCCGATTGATACTCAATAACTCTTGATTCAAAAAAATTCTTTTCTTTAGGCAAATCCATGATCTCATTCATCCATGGGAAAGGTGTCTGAGGTATGCCATAAACTGCTGGGAGATTAACACTTTCCAATCTACGATCTGCAATATACCGAATATAAGATTTAAAATTATCAATCGTCATCCCTAAAATATCTTTAGGTAAAGACTCTTTAATAAATTCATCTTCTAATTCTACAATTTTATGGATATCTAAAGTAATACCAGCCTTTAACTCTTCAGTCCAAACCTCAGGATTTTCTTTTATAAATTGGTTTATAAGCTGTGTCCCAAATTTACAATGTAAGCTTTCATCTCTTACAATGTACTCTAACTGCTCTGATGTCCCAACTAAAAGATTCCTTCTCTTAAAGTTCAAAAGGAGGACAAAAGCACTATAAAATTGCATACCCTCAAGCCCTAAGTAATAGGCACAGAGATTCCTTAAGAACTGACTCCTCCCTGCGACAGTATGCAAAGACTCAGATGAGGTCTTCAGATCAAGGAGAAAAGATTCTTGATGATCATGTTTATTCTTTATCACTCCATTTTTTTTGAATTCAGAGAATATCAATTCCTGATCCATAGACAAAGATTCTACAATGTGAGCGTAGCTCCAAGAATGAATAGACTCTTGGAAAGCTTGAGCACAGAAGTATTGTCGGCATTCAGGATTAGAAATCCCATTGTAGATACCTAGCCATAAATTGGTGGATACGAGCACATCTGTGTTAGCAAAAAAACTTAGAATCTTTTGAATTAAAAATTTCTCTTCCGGGGTTAAAGCATCTTTGCTTTTCCATTGTGCTATATCACTCCCCATAGAAATTTCTTGAGGTAGCCAATGGTTCTTACAAATATTCTTAAACTCTTCCCAAGCCCAAGGGTATTCAAATGGCATAAGTTGTGGACGATCATTATTGATTAACATAGCAACCCCTTTCAAATCCTCAAAAATTTAAACGATCAACCTCGAACCTGACTCAGGAAATCATCAATTTGCCCTGCATCATAGAATCCGCTAGAGGAATGTTTACCTCCTCTCATCACCCGGATCTTCCTCACTCCAACTTCAACCGGTACTTCAAAATCATTCTCATCCGCACCATAGGATCTTAGAATTTTAACAACCTCCTTGTTCCCAACTCTTAATGCTTCACTTAAAGGGTAAGCATCTTTGTTATCATCCTCATCCCTAGTCCCTGCAAACCCAACCTCACAATACTCGCACAATGCTTTAATGATGCTTAGATCGGGGTTCTTTTTACCACAAAGATAAAGAAGAGTCTGATGGACAATTTCATCTTTTCTCTGACCACCTAATTTTAAAAATTGAAGAATCAAAGGCTTAATTTGGCGTTGCCCAGCTTCAAAGAAGGCGCTTTTTTGATTTTTTGTCCAATAACTATCCTTTAATTTTAACTCTTTTAAAAAATCAATCCCTTCCACCGCATAAGGATTTGCACCTTTACTCAAAAGTTCTTGAATCGAATCTTTTATTTTTTCATATCCATTGTCCACATTTTCCAAAATAAGAAAATAGAAATTCATATCCAATTTAGCCTGGATTTCAGGCCTTACTTTCTTATTAGTCAATGAAACAAAAGAACTTTTAGCACTTGACATAGACCGCTCCCTTTTATTTAAACCGCTCTAAAAACCTATTTCTTAGAACTTCTAAACTGTAACAAATTCCATTTTGTTTATCAAATTTACCGTCAAATTCTATTCATCTCTTATTAGAGGCGCAAAATCCATCCTGAAACACTCATTTTCTGAATAGAGACCCTTGATTATTTCACCCACATCCCCGCGACATGAGATCGCGGGAACGCCACGTCTACGAAGTAGAGTGAATAGTAACGATCCACTATTTATCCCATTATCATTACGAGCTTCAAGTTTAGCTCCTTTGAGATATAATAAATCTAAAAATTCAAAATCCGAGGGATTCCAGATACGGCGGTCTTCTTCTAACATAGCCATTAGTAAAAGATGAAGCGGTGTATTCCCATCATAATCAAATGAATTTATATCAATTCCGGAAGATAATAAATATTCAACTTGGTGGAATTGAATTGAAGTAGCTGCATAGTGTAAAAGGTTTTGACCTTTTTGATTCTTTATTTTTTTTACTTCTATTTTAAATTTTTCCTTAATTGCATCAAAGAGATAACTTCTTTCCTCACATAAGCAATAAAATAAAAGACGGCTATCTAAAAATTTACACTTATCAAATAATCTTAAGATTTCCCCCCTACGATTATTTGATATACATTCTAAAAGATCTTGAAATTCTTTTTCCGAATCTTTTTGGGCATTTAGACCTGCAGGCCCTTCAGTATTTTCAAGGATGGTAATCGTTCCCTCATAACTATACATTTTTTAAACTCCTAAAATTGAATGAGTTGATTGTGTTTTTGACGGAATACGGCCTCTCTGGATGCAGGCTCTAATCTCTGGGTCTTTTGCAAGATCAAGAGCTGTTTCACCTCCAAGGTTTTCTATAGCTGTATTAGCCCCCAATTGAATTAGTGTTCGAACTGGACTTATTCCGTATCCATATAGAGCAGCTATATGTAACGGTGTATTTCCTTTGTAATTTTGACTATCAATATCCGCACCAGAACGAACTAGTAATTTCATATTTCCTGGACAGCTATATAGAGCTGCTTTATGTAAGCAAGTATCACCATAAGAATTTTTTACATTAGGGTCAGCCCCATTCTCTAAAAGCAGAGTCATTATTGAATCTGATAGCAAAGTATGGAACAAAGATGTGCAATCCAAAAAATCAACTTTATAATTTACATCAGCTCCGGATTTAATCAGAAGCTCAAGAATATCTAAATCCCGATAAAATCTGTATTTATGGGAGTATAAGTACGATGCTAAATATAAGGGAGTCCACCCTGAAACCTCTATATAATTTACGTTCACTCCCGATTGAATTAAGGACTTAACTAACTCCAAATCTGAGCTCTTAATTGCATCAAAAATACTTAAATGTTTAATCATGTAACAATCCTTTTTTCAAAATTAAGTGGAAGGTACACTATGGCTTAGTATAAGCCTTCTCACCTCTTCATCCTTTGTGTAGTCCAAAGCTGTTTTACCTTCAAGGTCTTTTATAGTTGTATCAGCCCCAGATTCAATTAAAAATTTTGCAATAGTTAAATCTTTATAATATAACGCCATTACTAGGGGAGTGAAATTATAAAATTGTAAAGCATTTAAATCTGCCCCCTTTTCAACTAAAAATCTTACAGTACTTAAATCACCGCATTCAACAGCCTTATGCAAAGGGGTAAAATTTATATTGTCCTTGATATTTATGTCAGCCCCTAATTCAATTAATTTTTGAGCTATATTTAGTAACTTCAATATACAAGCTTTTGCTAAAGCTGAAGATCCTCCTACTGAACCTCGAAAATTAATATCCGCGCCATAACGGACGAGTAACTCAATCATTGGTAAGTTTTTATTCCAAACTGCCTCCAATAAGCAAGTTTTACCCCAATAGTCTCCTATATTAGGGTTCGCACCTTTATTTAGAAGTATCCTTACATGATCGAAATTATTTTGCATTATAGCTTTTAACAAAGGAGTTTCCCCGTAAGTTGTTTTACACTCTACATCAAAGCCTGACTCGATCAAAAATTCTAGTATTTCAGTATTATTTCTATTAAGTACTGAAAAATGAAGAAGTCCCCACCTCCCTGTTCCTTCCGCTCTTAGGTTTATGAAGAAGTCTTTTTGTTTTTTAATTAAAGACTTTACTGTATTTAAATCATCGTTTTGAATTGCATAAAAAATAGTTAAATCTTTAAGCATGTAACAAAGCTCCACTAAATTATGAATCGCGACTAATAGAACCATCCTATTAATCTTAAACATAAATTATAAGGAGTAGGAAAATATGTCAAGTTTTGTAAGATATAATTTTGACGCGTAGGAAAATTTGGATTTTAGGTATAAAAAAAACCCCGGTATCTGATCACTGAGATTTCTCAGGGGAAGAAAATCCGGGGCGTCTAATCAAAAAGTTTAGTTTTTTGATCTCAGTTGTCAACCATGTTTCCCCTTTATTAAAAAAAAGTTTTAAATTTAAAGATAAACCCCATAAGAGAATAAAAAGTTAATCCAACTCCTACCACCCCCCACATAATCCCTAGAGCTAAGATTAGGGATACGATCAAATAGAAAACAAACTTAAATACAGCTTTGAGCAATCTAAATCTCACGGGGGGTATGTATTCAAACGTAGAGGCCGTCGACGACGAAACAGAGCGCGCTGGCGTAATAGACGGGGAAGGTGAAGGAGAGGGCATGGTATAACGTCTCACTCTTCGAGTATCTCGGTTTTGAGGCCTTCCAAGATTAGGTCTTCGAATATCCCGTGAATGGTCCAACCGGTGATTGTGAACTGTTGGATTTAAAAAATGAAAATGGTAATTAGAATCAACCATAAAATCCTCTTGATAGGATGTAGATTTCTATTTAGTGGAGCTGCCTAGACACAGCTCATCTCGGTAGGTTTAATCTAAATAATAGATTATATAAGCATATCATATAAATTATAAAAAGTCTTCTATCAAAGCAGTTTGATCATACCTTTTTCAGGATAAACTCTTTCGGATTCCCAGAGATTAACCAATTTATCCGAAATTTCATCCGGAGTCCCTTCTGCATCTACCAAAATTCTTCGAGGTTTCTTTCCATTAGGGAGTGCTAATCTCCTCATAACGAGCTTCAAATAAGCTTTAGATAGAGTTCTATGTTTATGAATGTCGAAAGGGGTAAGAGCTCCATCTCTTTTCTGTAATCGGCTTGCTGCAGTCTCTGAACTGCACGTTAAAATAAATGTGAGATTGGGAGTCAAAAGATTGCAGCAAAACTGATTAATAGCTGAAAATCTGAACTTAGGAAATTTCTCATATCGAACTTGGTAAGCGTATCCACTATCCAACCAGCGATCAACAACCAGCCATTTTAGATTTTTAGTCTCAGTATTTGCTTGACCTAGTACGTGGGGCCATAAAATCTCTTCGGCTAAAATACAACGATGCAAAGCAAAGAAATGCGCTTTGACAAGGGAGCTAGCATTAGTAAGTTTCCGTGGCAACTGTTTTGAGGCTACAGAACTAATATCAATACCTCGAATTGCCAATTTTTTGACAAACAATTCCAAGACTGTGGTTTTTCCAGCACCATCAGGCCCTTCAATAACCACCCATGGTTGGCACATCCATGCTTCGGGCTCTCCATACAATGGCATTTTTTACAACCCCTTCTATAAAAAAATAAAAACTAGGAGCCATAGAAATTTATGGCCCATAGAGTGTACTTAAAATAGTCAAAATTGACAAATTTTTGAAACTAAAAGAACAGTAGGCACCACACGCCCCTTTACACACGCCCCCTTGGATCTAGATCAAGATCGAAGCCCCCGAAGGGGGTTTCGAGCGAAGATCAACAAGGATAAAAGCTCAATACCAGCTTTAAGATCCTATTCGACCAGCTGTCTGAAGCTTGAAAAATAGCCGGTAGTGGAGTGCATGAAGGCGAATGTAATGAGCCGAAGGAACGCAACGAAGGCGTCATTTTTTCAAGCTGGAAGACAGCGTTCCTGTATCTTACTTCATCAATCACACAATCCATGATCTAAAAAATATAGGTTAAAGGTTTTTTTTAATATCCTATATTCAAGATCGGCGCAAACACTAATTCAAGCATCCAGGTTCCCTGTATCCTTGAATCGGATCCAGAAAATATCATATTTTGATAGTTTTGTCAATAGTTATTTTTTTATAGGTATGAGTTGTATATTTTTAAATTCAGGTAACTAAAAATAATTGACTATCAAAACTTGACAAGGTTTTATTGCCTCTGTAGTGTGTTTTATAGGTTCTAGGGAGGGGTTCCCTTGATCCGAAAGGGTTATCAAGAAAGGGTTGTTAGAATGAACGAGTTCTCCAGTAAAGCGTTAGAAAAATTATTTATGGATTTGAATCATTCATTAACTTTCGGAGATGTTAGCCTGATGGAAAGTTGCCTAGAACGGGGGTTTCCGATTAATGCCCACTACTGGAATGGAACTGCGCTTTATCATGCAGCTTCAAAGGGTCGGTTAGAACTTTGCAAATACTTATTGAGCAAAGGTGCGGATTCTGAAATTCACGGAAGTGATTCTGCACCTACCATGTTTGTTAGAACACCTTATCAAGTGGCTTATGAGAAAGGGTATACAAGTATTTGTGTACTCATCAGAGCTCACCAAAGACAACGAATTAAAGATATGAAGGCTGAATGGATTAAGGCTAGAGAAGATTTAGAAGATTTGGAATTAAGGGAGACGCACAGCCCCAGGGGCCACCGGGTCGAAGAAGCTTCTAAATTCCTGCCCTAACAACTGCTCGAATTAGTTAAGGAGTTACAATCATGAGTGACATGAATGATTTTTTCATAGATATGAATTGCGTAGTGACCTCAGGCGATGTTGAAACTATGAAAGATCTGTTAGGCAAAGGCTATCAGATTAACTTACCCTACTACAATGGGACTGTGCTTTACCATGCAGCTTCAAATGGCCATCTAGAGCTTTGTGAGTATTTGTTGAGTCAAGGAGCGGATCCAGAAATCCACGGTTATGACACGATACCTGATAGCCTACCGAAAACACCTTTAGAAGTTGCGACAGCTAGGAGGCATACAGCTATTTGCGAATTACTTAAACAGTATGTTAAGGGGGGTAGTAAAAATAAGGAAGAGATTTTTAGAAAATATAAACAAGTTGTAGATGACATCGCTAGGGTTGAATTAAATCTTTCCAACTTATGGGAAGAAATTAAAACAGGCTACAACATGTTTTCTTATATGAACTTACCCCCACACCCTTATAAAATCTCCACAGGGGAGTATTTTCGAATATATACATTACGTAAACTTGCAGTGGAGTCTTTAATCCTAAGTCTTGAATCATATAAAGAAAATAATAAATTATTGTATGATTCAACCGAAGTACTCAGAGGGTTGTCGAAAGATTTGAAAGAGGGGGAGTGATTATAATGAGTGACATAAATTCACCATTCTGGTACAGCGACATCTTCATTGATGCTGCGTCTCATGGAGACTTTATCAAAGTTAAAAAATTGATAGATCTTGGTGCTCCTGTGGATAGACCGGATTACCACTTCCACAGATCCCCCATCCATTTTGCTGCACTTGCAGGATCGATTGAGGTAGTGGATCTCTTGCTTAAGAGTAAAGCTAATCCCAATTTCTTTGACAAAGAGGGTGAGACAGCTTTGCATGATGCGGTCAGGATGAATAATTTTGAGATGGTTAAATTACTGGTTCGAGGGAAAGCAAACTTGGAATCTTTAAATTTTGATGGACTAACTCCTTACCAAGTTGCGGTAGAGCAAGGCCTAACTCAAATTTCAAGCTTTCTCAGAAAAAAAGTTTTCATGCTGTTAGTCCATTGACGCGTAAGACTCGACAGCGATTCATTGTCTCGTTAGATTGTTTTTAGGGTCAAAGGGATAGGCTCTTTGACTCGGATTAAGTTCAGATGAAAGGGTTGAAGCTATGAGGGATTTGGACATGCCTAATTCCGAGATACGTGCACTTTATAGATATTTAAGTGATTTAAATTTTGATCAATTTAAAACATCCTTTAAGGAAGGAGGCCTTCTTTATGACTATTTTAGTGAGGCTCGGTATACAGGGGAAAGCCTCCTAGATCTTGCCCTCCGTAGGTTAGATTTTTTTGCGAGTCTACGTATTGCGGGGCCGTGGGCGACCCTCACTGATATTCTGAAATTTTCACCATCGCTAGAGATGACTCAACTCCTCATAAAGAAGGGAGCTGATATTCATAGTGTAGATGAGGATGGTAGAAATTTACTATTTTTTGCTAAAAGTATTGACATAGCAAAGTTCTTAATTGAACAAGGGTTGGATGTGAATCACAGGGATTACAATGACGACACGCCAATTAAATTTTTGATAAAAGGTAATCACAAAAGTTGTCGAGTTGCTAAATTTTTAGAAGATTTAGAGGATGGAATTTAACTAATGTCTAATAATGAAATAAAAATATACTATATTAATGCTTTGAGATTTTCTAAAAAAAATAAGGATTACCTAGAGGTAGGTCCTATTAATCTTTCTAGTTATTTTATCCATTATACATCTGGTTTTGCATATTTCACCTCTCATTTAGACCGATTAAATCTTTACAAATATTTAATAGAAGAGGGTGAGGGAGGTTGATAATCATGAATGAATACAAAGACCGCAATGCTCAAATTTTGAAACTCCGGGAAGAGTTAGATCAGAATAGAGGTAAAGGGGTTGATATTATGACTATAACAGTATCTGAGTTGTATAACATGTGTACGGATGCAGATTATCAGATTGATTTTGAAAAATACCTTAATTCTTCAGGTCACAAAAAGAATAGTCCTGAAATAATGACTCAAGTGATTGAATCCCTTATTTTAGAGTTCCCTCAAAAACCTTGTGTCTTTACTCTTACGCATTACCCAGTGGACAGAAAGCTTTGGCAGGTGATAGAAAATGGTTCTAGAATTAGAGCTGTACTCCAATTCATGGGGTATCCCCGTCTCGGAGAACCTTTAAAACTTTCAAAACCCTCAACCCTTTTCAATTTGGAAGGACTAACATACTCGGATCTTCCTACAGATTTAAAAATGAATTTTAAAAGGTCGAGAGTCCCTGTTATTTTGTTAGAGACTATCGAGCTCAGGTATTACTATGACGAATTTTACAATGATTTATATAACTTATAAAATGACAATAAGGGGTTGGTAAATGTCTGACAATAGTAAAAACTTATTAGATCCTCAAGTACTCCGGGAAGCAATTTTGGCTGCTCTCCCAGAGGATGATGGGTCCTTAGAAACAAACCCTCAACCTGGAATTTTAACTGAGAAGGGGTTGTTTGTACGGAAGGGTACTGGTTTTTTTTACCCCCACCTAAGCTCACAACTTTATTATTTGTGTAATCCTTACTCTAAGCTTATGAGGGATTGTGAAGATAACATTATTATTTCGGGTGATCCAGGTTCTGGTAAATCCACCTGGGTGGCCGCACTAAGAAATAATACGTATCCCAATATTTTTAAATTAGAGGATATAGAAGTTATTATTGGGTATTTTGATGAAGTCGATAGTGTATGTCTTTCTCGAGATCGTACTAAACGGTTTGATGTTTTGTACTTTTACGATTTATGGAGAGCTGTCATTATTCGTTCAATTTGCAGAACGTGTGGAGTAGGAATTTCGTCGATTTCGTACAAGGATTTAAAAGAGATTATGGACTTATTATCCTCAGACCCCGAAGCTCTTATATGTCATATAAGACCAAGTTGGACTAGTAGTAGTAAGAGAATAATTATTTTTGATACTTTAGATTCTACAATACCTGATTGGTTACGGAGCCCTACAAGTTTGGAAGGGTTAGTAGACGCTGTGATGTGGTTGAAAGAGTTTCCTAACACCACAGGAAAAATACTCCTGCGGCCAGATCAAGCAAGGGTTATACGCTCAAGACGGAGAATGGCATTTTCAGAACACTCCTGGATGGGTGAATTGATATGGAGTGTAAGTGACCTTCAAGAATTACTGTGGACTTATCTTATCAATGCCCCAGGGATTCACAGGAAGTCGATGAGTGCTCTTGTAGGGGGGAGGAATATCTCAGATGTATTTATGACTCACGAATTTAATAGGTTCGAAGAATTTGTAGGTTTTATAGACCCCGATAAAGAATCAACGGGGGAGGTGATTAATCAGGCTTTTAAAAAACTTATAGGGCCTTTAGAAAAAAAGGATTGGCGTTGCAGTAACCCGTATTCGTGGGTTGTGACTCATTTAGCTGACTCTCGGGGTCGAGTGTTCCCGCGGTCTTTTTTGGCTTCAATTCGGTATGCTGCCGAGGACTCTGCTGAACGTTACCCTGATCATAAATTCGCATTACATTTCGATAGTATAAAGAGGGGGATAATAAGAGCATCGAAAATACGTGTTGAAGAGATGAGGAAACATTATCCAGAGATAGTTGAATTTTTTACCTCCTTAAAAGGTATAAGTGTTCCTTTTGAGTGGGGGGAATTAAAATCTGAGTTCAAGGCAATTAAGAATTCAATTATAAAAAATAGTAGTATTTCAGATGAATGTTTATGTTCAGAAGTCCAGATTACTCGTTTCTTCACTGAAGAAAAGTTATACAAAATTATCAATGAAAATTATTATAACGATTACGAAATTGTTGGGGCCCTTAGATATTTAGAGTTCTTAGGGTTTATCAGCCTTAAGAGAGATAAGCTTGATGCTGTAAGGAGAATAGATATGCCTGGAGTCGACTTTGAGGGGGTAACGAGAATAGATATACCTGGAATCTACCGTGTAGGTTTTGGACTTGGTCGCAAAGGCGGAGTTAAAAAACAGCAAAAAGGAGGGCCGATAAGTGATTGATTCTGACGAGATAAAAGAGATTATTAAAAGAAATGACATTGAGGCAATTAAACTACTACTGGATAAGGGATTAGATCCTTTAGCGGAGATGGAGCCCTTACTAACTTATATAATGAGTAGGTGAATGTTTGATTGGCCAGTCAGTTTAATATTTTAAGGTAGCGCCCACCAGACATAACTCGATTTATGGAGAGTATATTAGGTTTTACGCTCCTTTAATAATTTCTCATAGTACTCAGCTAGTAAATCATTAGGGATGACGGCCCCAGATCGGTCACCGCCTCCATTTTTCTCCCAAGTCTCAGACCAAGGCGTCCCATCCTCATGCGTAATGAAACTGAGTTGCCAACCGGAAAACTTGCTGTATGTGCTCCAAACACTTTGGAGAAAATTTCTTATTTCCATATCATGCACTTGAGGAGAAAATAGATTTACTCCATCACTAATCTGAGCCATCTGTGTAATTTGGCTGTCCCTGTAGTGCTTAAACTTGTCGTAAACACTACGAACGACCGGACCGTACTTCCATGCTTCCACCCCCTCATCGATCAGGGGAGCCTTTCTCATCGCCAAGCTCCATCCATGTGCGATATAAACTATTTTGATGAGCTTCATGGGTGTGAGCTCAATGCCGGTCTGGATGGATTGCTCAACAAAGAAATTTGCAACAGCTAAAGAAGGGATGGGGTGCAAAGATTTTTGGGCTACAGAGTAGTTGATACTCATGCCTGACCTCCCTCGTGAGCCCCTGAGTCAATCGTTGCACCTAATGCAGACAAAGACTCTGGACAGTATGGGTGCACGAGACCCTCAATTGCCTCAGCTAAACGTTGCATCTCAACTTGTGCGCCCGGATGCTTCCTCAGACGGATAAAATGCGCTACGGCTTCAAGAGATGCCGTCCAAATCAAAGAATTTCTGAAGCTCAATGGGATGACCATCCGAGCTTGCTCCCGACAAACTCCTAGCTTCAGCAAATCCTGATAGGCTTCAAAGCTTTTTTGAACTGAAGATTGATAGATTTCTTGGGCTTCTTTTTGATTCTCTACAAACACCTCCCTCAAAGAAGCTTGTTTATTATTCTGAGATTGCTCTCTAAACCCTTCAGGGATATAGAACTCGGGGTCAAACTCAACATATCTCCCAGATACCTCATTCCAGACTGTCGCAGTTTCTCGAAATTCCCCACTAGTGTACGCACAACCCACTTGATGCTTGTACAACTGGCGACAAAGAACTTCACTTACACCTTCTAACAAAAATGAAAAGCAGACATGACGAAAGGGGCTCATGTGTTTATTCTTTGCAAGATAATGGATCAACTTGATATCTCGAGAGTCAAGCTCTTCTCTCCATTTACCAAAGCTTACACGTGCCGCATTCACTACAGATAAATCTGAACCCATATGATCAATAAGAATAATACGAGCTCCGTCAACTTCTACAGTTTCCATGCATTCACGATATTTCATATCAAATACTCCTCTTGAAAATAAATAAAAAATAGACGACTACTCTTCAAAATCAAAAACATTAGAAAGAGAGTTAAATTTTTCTACCACGCGTAAACCTTTGATGATTGGTATCTTATTCCCTTTCCATGTGATACGGATTCTTTCAACTCCAGGATACCTTAAAGTGAGCTTTTCAAGAATTTCCTTATTCAAAGATTGTTCTGTAAAGTCCTTCAAATATTGGATATCTGGATGATTGTTTTTCACATATTGAATCAACCCACCCTTTAACTTATCTCGAATGTAGGAGGTAGGATCCGAAACAAAGACCTCACTTACAAAGCTATTGATAAGCTCACTCTTCTCATCGAATAAATATGATAAGTCATCCGCATAATCTTCTGGAGTTTTAAACTCTGCTCCCTCTAGGTTGAGTTTTCGATATTCATCCAGGCCATTAAAAATTAAAGAGTCCATCTCAGATACGAGATTCTCACTCCAAGTTTTACCTGCAGCTTGAATCTCTTCAGGGGCTGCTGAATTCATCTCAATATACAGCAACCGGCATTTCTGGTTTTTAACATCTGCAATCTCAGGTAAATAATTGCTTGTGATGACTCCACATGCGTAGACCTTAGACATGAAGGCTCGCTCGTTCTTATGCTCAATCCAAGCAATAGAACCACCCAGGATGGCGTGCAGCAATCCGGTTCGGATTACATTAGGACTTTGCAACTCCTCTCCTATGAACATCCGCTTCCCATGAGCCGCTGACAGAGTGAACTGATTACTCTTCATATTTTGGGGGAGAGGAAATGTGACCCGGTGGCCCATGAACTTCACTAAGGCAGAAGTGACCTGAGTCTTTCCATCATTCCCAGTGCCGTAGATGTAGAGTGCTTGCTTTGTGGTGTTCTGCTCAATGAATAACCCTGCTAAATAAGCCTTAGTCACCCCCACCATTTTCTGGTTCCGGATACGCTTGAAAAATGAATCCCACGCAGGGGTTGGAGGCCTCTCGTTATTATTCTCCTTCATGTATTTCAACCCCTTCAAGACTATCCCTTTAATATCAAAATATTTGAAAGCGGGTTTTGTAGGGTCATTGGTCAAGGTTACAGGTTCAGACCGGAGTTGATGATAACGACTCTTTCTCAGCTTTGAGATGAGTAGGAAGACAACTTTCTCTTCTTGCAGAGGTTCATTAGATGCGTTGTAGACCTTGAGGTACTCAGACAAAATCTCTATCTCTTCAATAGGGATCTCATTAAAAAACTTAAGATCCTGAGGGTCAGTAGTTAAGAATTTATATTCCTCAGCATCCAAACGGCATTTAGCATAGTAGACACAGATTGAGTCTTCTGTGATAAACCACCTGAATTTATCTGCAATGAAATTAAGATCCAATAATAAGGACTCTAATGCCCCAGGACCTGAGTACTTAGCAGGGACTTGGTTTTTATAGATCTCAGATAACTCTTTTTCAAAACTAGAAAGATTAACTCCCAGCGTCTCAAAGGTTAATAAATGAAGCTTATAGAAATCAATCGCAGTATAGGCCTTTCGTCCCACTTTTAATTCACTGGGAGAGACAACTTTAGCCTTCTCTTGATTTAAAAAATTGACAATAGGACTCATCTCATGTATGCTCCATTAAGCCTAGGTTAAATTTTAGAATTCACAACCCTTGTTCTAGGGTTTAATCTGGGCCCCCTCTTTAGTTACTCAACACCCCCCTCTGATTCAGAACATTTTTCAATGAATGAAACTTTTTGATATCCGGACCCTTCCCACAAACCTTGCAGACAATCTGTTCAAAATCTCCAATCAATGAGATCCTCCACCATTCAGGACCTTCAGAAGCCTGCTCAATCTTCTTGATTGTTTTAATGTTCAATAAAATATGAGTATCATCTTTTAATTTCAATTCCAAAAATGCCATGATTCAATACCTCCGTAAGATTTTAATATTGATTAAAAAAAACCAGGCATAGCGCATATAAACAAAAAAATATTATCGTTAGAATAAGGATAATAAGACAAAGTAAACTACTATTCTGTAACCCCCAAATAAAAATACCGCTGATTATTAATCTAAAAACGCAATGTATTAAATAGTTATAACATTGACATTCTTTTTTTTCACAAGGCATAAACTAATTTCCCCCCTTATCTAAAAAATAAAAAAAAAATTATGCTCAAACAAATATTCTTGAAGCCCTATGCAACCCCCTCCCTATCATAGAAACTTTGGCAATAAGAACTTTGCCGGCAAATTTATTGTGTGTTAGGTTTCTATACGCTGTCAAGTAGCAGCGTTCTATTTCTGACAAAAAGGGAGATAAGGGGTATGTTTTTTATAGAAAATATCGTCTATTTGGATTTTGAGTATTTGCAAGATGCCGTCAAAGAACACTTTCATATGATTTGTTGCTCTGTCTATGATTGCAAGAAAATGAATGTACTCAATTTTGATTTAAGGGCGAGCTATGATGAATTGAAGATTTATCTCAATTCATTAGATCTAAAGTCCACCATATTTGTTGGGTATAATATTTCGGGAGCTGAAGTTCCTTGCCTTTGTCAGATAATGGGAAGGCAGTGGGCCTGCGCCTCAACATGGATCGACCTGTGGACTGAATTTAAGATGTTCGCATTAACACATACCAAATACCGATCAAACACAACGGGACTTTCTGAATGCATATCTTCATTGGGGATTGTGGACCAATATCAAGCAGATAAAGAAGGTATCCGGGATCTCATAATCTATGACTCCAGGAACCAAGCTCTCCCCTCTACCCAGAAGAAAGACCGGCTTGAGACTAAAACATTCGAATATACTGATGAAGAATATAAGAAAATTGAGTTCTATTGTTCTGAGGATGCAAAGATCCTTTTATTTGTTATGGATAAATTAAAAAATCTATGGGGGAAATATCATGTGGAAAAAGATGAAGTTTTAAGGAGGGGACAGCATTGCAAGTACATGGGTATCTCATTCTTTTTCCACAAAGGGTATCCAGTCGACACCGATCTTGTAAAATCGATCTTTGAAAACATCCCCAAGATTAAAACTTCGATTCAAGAAAACTGTAATGCAAAAACCGGTTACCAAATCTACGAAGCTAAATATGTGGGGCGCAAGAATGAAAAAGTATTTTCACACTATCAATTCAATATGGAGACCTTCTCTAAGTATCTCGAAGACAAAAAGTTAAATGAGGTGTGGGAAAAGACAAAGACTGGATACAAACTCCAAGAAGATTATATTGAAGAAATGTTGTCTGCGTACAAAGATATTCTTGAACCAATTTACACTGCACGTAATACGATAAAACAGCTGAATTCTACAGATCTGAGCAAACTCCTTACTCCAGATGGGTACATCAAATCGGTAAGCTGGCCATTTCATCAAAAAACCGGACGCACAAGCCCAAAACCAAAACTTGGGTTTCTATTAAACCTTACCCCCTGGCTTCGGATGTTGATTAAACCTAAACCCGGCCGAGCCTTTGTGGGGATTGATTTTAAAAGCCAAGAAGTTTTGATTGCTGCCTGTTTATCCAAAGATAAAAGCATGTTAGAGGATTACCTTGGCGACATTTATATGGGCCAAGCAATTAAGACTGGATTTGCACCTAAGGGGGCCACAAAGAAAAGTCATCCGATCCTACGAGACAATTTCAAACCTATTGTATTAGGTGTCAACTTTGGAATGCAGGAGAGAAGCTTATCTCTTAGATTTTATAATCTTTTCAAATCCCTGGGACAAGAAAAGACACAAAATGAGTGTTTTTATCAAGCTAAGAAATTCTTAAACTCCCACAAGAACATTTATTATAAATATTATAAATTCTTAGAAGATCATTTTATAAAAGCTAAGAATAAAGGGTACTACAAGACTCAGGAGGGCTGGTATTATTTTGTGGATTCCACAACTCGTCTGACTCAATTGCAAAATGTTCCATGTCAAGCAACAGGGGGAGAAATTCTGAGACTCGCACATGATATCTGTGTGGCACAAGGAATTGATGTAATTGGTCTACATGACGCTCTATATTTTGAATGCAGCGAAGACGAAACTGGGTTGTTATGTGAAAAAGTCTCGAACATTATGAAGATTGCAAGTTCTAAAATCCTCGGATTTGATTACATGGGGGTTGAGTCAAAAATCTTCACAAATCAAAAACCTTATTATGATGTGAGAGGGGTAGAAGTATTTGATTTAGTTATTAAAACTTTGAATTTAAAATTTGAGGGAGGGTGAGAAAAAAATGACATAGAAATTTTGACAAAGGTTAGAAGTTTATGTAAAACCATAAAGGTCCGGCTCCAAGGTTGGGGGGTTTGAACAAAGTTTTAAACCATAAAAACCGAGACTTAGTATTAACGGATCCTAGAAAGGGTTGAAGTATGCAACAGATTCCTAAGTTTTTTGGTGATGCCTCCTGTGGGGTAGAGATCAAAAAGAAGAGTTATGATTTTGAAGCATGGGGCGGAGCAGTAGAAGGGATAAATGTAAATGTAAATGACTTTATACAGGGTGTTGTTTTAGAAGTACAAGAAGCAGCATCCCGGTATCCTAATCAAAAGTTAAAATATAATCTATATCTTTACAACCCTCATTTTAAATCTGGAAAAATAGTTATTTGGGGGAATACTAGTTTAAATAGATTTTTGGTTGGTCCTGATGGCTCTCTTTTGATTCACCCCAAGCAATTTATCCAAGTTCGGTATGATGGAGCGACACCTCTTCAAACTGGAAAGTTTATGCACAAATACACTCTAGCAGTCTGCCATGCATACAAATTGACACAGGATGACGAATTAGCGGTAACAAATCATCTCAATAGAAAGCAGAATCAAGGTGGACAACATTTAACATTTCAAAATAGAGTAATGGCTCCGACCTTTACTGCCCCAATTCAAGTTGCCGTGCCCCAGCAACCAGCAGAGTTTGTGCCTGTAGATCAAAAGGAGGTGGCGGGTAGCATTCGGGAACTCTTGAACAGCATGAACAACTTCTAGGATGTTTTTTTCAAGCTGAGGCCTAACCGCTAATTAGTCTTCAGCTCTACATTACTGCCAACTACTACCTTCACCACGAAAGAGGATTAACATGCCTGGTAGGATTACTCAAGCTCCGTCTCCAGATTTTACAAATAGATGGGTGGAGCTATCGAATGCACAACACCATCGATTGAATTGTATCACCTCAAGTAAATTGAAATTTTTAGCTGATGGACATAGTTTACATAATTTTTATGAGACGTATGTCTTAAAAACGACAGAAAAGAGGAAAACCTCCCCAGAAATGATTTTTGGGACAATAGCCCATCTAGCAGTCTTAGAACCTGAGAAATTTAATAGGGTAGTTCGTGTTTGTGATTTAAGCCCGTCTACAAATGAGTACAAGGAGTTTAAACGCAAGCTATCGACACCTAGGTTCTCAGACCTTTCACAGGATCAGCAAAAGATTTTGGTTGATAGGTACAATGAAAGTTTGATTCAGGGTCAGGCAGCGCTGAAACGGAAGAAGAAACCGATTAAACAGGAGCAAGTATTTGAGGATACCCTAAACCAAGAAATTGAGAGCCCCGAGAATCTGGAGAACTCAGACTTTCAAAAGAAACTTTTAGAGTTCTATGAGCCGATCGATAATTCTGATGGAAGCTTTGTAGGATCTGATTTTGAGGATGTATTCTTAGTTAGCTCAGAAGAGTATGAGATCTTTCTTAAATACCAAAAAGCAGTCCAAAGTCATGAAAAAATGAAAAACTTGCTTCCGACTTTAATCCCTGAAAGCTCAGGGATCGCTCAAGATCCTCAAACAGGGTTATGGTTGGCTCTTCGGGGGGATTGGAGAAGTGAGAAGTATCGTCTTTTTGTGGATATCAAAACGATCAGAGGCTGCTTGACCGAGTCAGCAATGCAAAGTTATGGGTACCGGTTAAACCATCAGATTCAAGCCGCTCATTATCTTGAGACTGCGAATTTAATTGACCCAAATCACTACAACCTTTTTCTTTTTCTATTTCTTAGTAAAGACCCCCCTTATGAAATAGCTTTAACTACTTTGCACCCTACTAATATGATGGATGGTATTGACAGTAGAAGGAAATATTTGAACCGAATAAAACAATGTGAAGACCAAGGTAAATGGCCATGTATTGATTACAATGATGGTCAAAATTATATGGTTTTAAAAATGTATACTAAAAGAGGATCTTAAATTTCTCATGGGGAAAAATAAGGATGTAAATTTTAGGAATCACCAAAAAGTGAAAGCTTTTGTTTTAAAAAATAAAAAAAGGTCTTATAAAGATCTTTGTTTAGCATACGAGGATTTTTATAAAAGAATTCCTCCGTATGCGACATTAGCTAAACTTTATAATAAGACATTTTTTGAAAGCGAAGAATGCAAAATCCAAATTGAAGAGTTAAAAAAAGGTAATTCTAAATTAATAGATCGGCTCTCTTATGACGAAGGATTAAAAAATCCTATATGGGAGACCTATAGTTTAGATTATTTAAGTAAAGCTTCTAGAATTTCAAAAAAAGAAATTTTGAAATTTGTTCAAGGTGGAAATAGTATTGAGAGCTTAATTGACTCTGAATTACTTGAGGAGAAAGAAGAAGTTCCACGGTGGTGGGCATACTCGGAATTAATGAATTTTGCAAGAAATAGTGAAGACTTAATTTATGAAAAAGTCGAAGCTTCTAAACTTAAAAGGAGAATTAACCCAGAAACCGGTACTCAAGAATTTTGGTTTTCGACGGAATTTGTTTCAGAGAGTAGGAAATGATTTATCAAAAGCAGAGGGTGAGAAAGTCTAAAGATAGCTCCACAAAGAGTGAATCTTTGATCACAAAAGACCATGAAGAGTTTTTTAAATCAAAGAATATATTGTATTACCACACTAAAGTAAAAGGAGATTTGCAGACTTGTAGAGGGAAACTCATTATGAAGAAAAATCGGAATTGCGGATTTTTTGACATGGTGCTGATTATTGATGGCAGATTTGTAGGTTTGGAATTAAAATCTGGGTTAGGAGGTTACTGGATGCCAGACCAGATAAGAGTTCATGCAGATGTTATTAAGGCGGGAGGCCTTGCATTGGTCAGTAATTCTGTGCGGGATACTGAAGCATTTTTAATTCAAAATGGGTTAGTAGTTTAATTTTTTTTAGGAGTTATCGTTATGGATTTAAGATACAAAAGAGAAGTTCGTCAATTAACCTCAATCATCAAAAATACATATTTTGATATTGAAGAATTAATGAAATACAAATTAGATTGTGAGGGTCAACCAAAGCTAGACATTATCCATTATTATTTAACGATGCTTGAAAGAGATACTTTGACTCTCGTTAAAAAGGGAAGTTTGTCTTCTCATTTATACTATCTTCTATATATTCAAATGGAGGTTCTCTATTACAAAGAAAAAGTGAACTACAAAAATGATGATGACTGGGGACAAAAATTCTATACATCTATTTTATTTTTAGAGAATGGGATAATTTACAATCTCAACTTGGAGAAGAATAAAAAGAAAGGCGATATAGAAGCGTACAGCTTTGAGGAAAAAAAAGATTATCTTCTAGATGAAATTAAAGAAGCGAGAGAAGAAGTTTTAAAGTTAGAATCTACTTCTGGTTCGCCAGTTGAAGAACTCCTTCTCCTATTAAATTCTGAATTAGCTGATATTGGGGCGTATCTTCTTAGCCTTTATCTTCCTAAGAAAGAAACCCTTTGTGGAAGGTTGTGGCGTGCTTTAAAACTGATTTTTACGGGTAAGGAATAAAGATTAAAAATCTATAATAAAGAAGAGGTATGAGGTTGAAGACACGTGACTTATCTGCGGCAGTCGCCTTCATAAAAAAATTTGAAGGCTTAAAATTAGATGCTTATTTAGATAGTGCGGGGAAACCTACTATAGGGTATGGTACAATACAGTACAGAGATGGCACATGGGTAAAATTAGGAGATCATATAACGGAGACGTCTGCCGAACTGATATTACTGGATTATCTCAAGTCCGAAGTCGATAAGGACTTACAGAGATTACTTGGAAGTTGGTACGAGACCTGCCCTATTAATCTACTAATAGCCCTAGCCTCTTTTCTGTACAACCTGGGGTATTCCAAAATTGGGCCCGGGTTGAAATCCTCAATACAAAGTAGAGACCTACCAAGCATTGCAACCCAGATGAAGAGATATTGTCTGGCGGGTGGAAAAATCATACCCGGGCTACGCAATAGGCGTGAAGCTGAGGTCTCTATATTTCTTTAACCCAGAAATAGGAGATACTCAGTTGCCAACTTTTAAAAAATATCTGGTCATTGCGGCTTGCTGTAATTGTTTTTTACTTGGAAGATACTCAGCTAAGAGAAAAAATCAGCTAATAGAGGAAGAAAACCTTCAAATCTCTCTAAAGGCCCATAATACGTCAAGGGTGGAGTCCACCTCCCTAGAGAGTAAATCAGCCTCTCATCTAAATAAAAATTCAACCTTGGGCCAAATAATCACTAAAAAAAACTATACATTTGATTCTAAGGGTCGAGTAAAATCAAAAACCGAAGTGACAAAAGAGACGATCACACAACAGTCGGTAGATCACAATTTGACGTCTTTAAATTTGGAAATTGGGAGTCAAAAGAGTACAGAAGCTGATCTTCAACAAGAAAGTCTAATAAAAAAGAAGAAAGAACTTTTGTTAACGGATTCCAATTGGTCAATAGGTGTGATGTCCCCCATAGGGAATTACCAACTATCTACTTTAGAATTGAATGTCCAATATCGGCTATTTTCGGGTATCCATATTGGTTTGGGGAGTAAAGTTCTTAGCCCTGATTTTAAGATAGGTCTGTCTGTGGATCTTTGAGTTCTGGGAAATTAAAGAAAATAGGTTTTAGAATTACAAGGGCCTCAGGTGAAATAGGTAGACCTGCTAGGATTCCAAAGTCTAAACAAGCTTTAATCTTAGAGTCAGATTCTGCAAGTTGAGTCCGGAGTTCTACACTATCTGATTCTTCGGGAAATTGAGCTTCAATTCCTTTGAGCTTCTCTAAACAAACTTTAAATTCCGAATCAATACTTTGACAAAGCTCAAGTACTCCAATCGAGGATTCAGAAGGGAATGAAAGTTTTGTCAGACTTGTAAACGCAGTAATAAACTTTTCCGAAGTAAGGTATCCATATTTGATAAACATAAGATCTAGTCTTCCTATAAAATAAGTTATTAGGGCCCGTTTTCAATTAAGCCAGATTCAATTCACTCGGGTGCTGTAATTGATTTAAAAATTATAAGACTAAAAAATCACTTGTCAACTTTCTGTTGATGAAATACTAACCCGCCTGAAAGAAAAGGAATGAGGATCTCTAAAAAATTATTATCTTTTACCATCGACATTAAAAATGTATGAAGAACTAGCTTATCGCAATATATGGAATAAGCTGTCACAAATAAAAATATGCCTATCCATGTAGATCTCTGTTTAATATTCTGAGACCACCAGTTTATCACTTTTTTAAAACGCATCATACCCCCAATTTGTAAGACATATAATCGAGGGATTTTTCTTCAAGATTACAAATTGAATTTTGAAAAAATAAATCCCAATTACCTGTAACATCTAATAGACCAACCCCTAAACTATTTTCAGAGCTAATAGGGCCATTTCCCAATAAAAAACTGTCATAGTCTTGATAGATATTGTAAGATATAGTGATAAAATTCTGAAATGCAAACACCCCAGATTTAACTTGCAACCAGGCTTCAGGATACTCTGCACCAGTATCTTCATCCACAAAATCAAAAGTAAATCCAGAGGGACTAGCGCTAATCCCAATCTCTGTAAGGGACAAAATAAATTTTAAAGAATCCAAAATTTGAGTACTCAGATTACAAATGGAATTTGAAAAATAGGTCTCATAATCTGAAGTAGTATTAATTTCTACGAAAGGGGGAGGGTTTGCTACAACCGGTTTCTTTCCTTGTAGAAATAGGGACTGAGACAAATAAACTTGAAAGCTAGTTGAGTAAGATTGCAGCCCTTGATAAAAATTCCCATCTAATTGATACGAAATAGCTGTAATTTGTATCCAGGCATTTGTATAAGTCTTTTTACTGACAGGATCATAATAGGTTGCAACAAATCCAATAGGTAGAGGTGCTAAAGTCATAGGAGCTCCTTAAATTAAGCAGGTTCGATTATTTGATAATATACCACAGATGTATCCCCGCCCCCTTTGGACGTGATTACAAAATTAGATCCCGGAGTTCTAGAAGTCACACCCACTCCTTCAGGACGGGCTACTCCACCCAAAGAATTGGGGGTTAATAAAATTCTACTAGATGCAGTGACAGAAGTATTGGAAACAGTGACTGACCCAGATACCAATTGGGCAATGCCAGATTTAGCATTTGTACCTTCTGCAATTCTAAAGCCTGATCCAACGGATGTAACTGCACAGTTTCCTCCAACAGATACCGGGTGAGCAGGGGTAGAATTTGTCCCAAACCCGCTATTTCCTTGGACTACCATGGCAAAATTATTGAGTCCAGATTGAGGAGTGGTAATTAACACAGAGATATTAGGCTGTATTCCAGTAGTTGGAGCTATACAACTGAACACAGCTCCATAAACATTAGTATAAGTCCCAGATCCGCTAATCGCAAAATTTGGAATATTATGAATCCCAATTCCAGTATTTGTTAAACCTGATGTTGTACACGTACCAGCAATTTTGAGTTGAGAAAAAGTAGCACCCGATAAAGGATTTGTAATTGTTCCATAAACTCCAATAAAAGTAGAATCTGCATTTGCTGCAGTTATGTTTGCACTAATTTGAAGAACTCTAGCAATACAAGAACCATTGAAATTCACCATTACAGGATCCGATCCAGAGCCTGTCACAGTAAATGTTGAATAAGTCGGTAATTGGGATAAAGCTACAGTTCCAGCAATATTTGAAAAACTAGGTTGGGCAGAACTTTGAACACCCAAATTATTAATAAAAGTCAAAAACTGGTTCGCAGTAGCTGAAGCTCGAGGTTGGACAGTGTTACTTGCTGCATCCGGCAGCGTGACAAAACGATTTGCTGTAAGAAGAGAAGATGCAATCTGATGAGTAAAAGACCCTCCCACCAAGGCAACATTTGAGACGATGATAGAAAAGAATTGAGGTGTAGCTCCACTATGAATGTTTTGAGGAAGACTTAAAACTGCTGCAGACCCACTAACAGGGGTAGTAAACGACCCATTAACTAATATTTGATTTGCGGTTCCTTGGATGCTAGGTATTGTAGATCCAATAGTTGCTAATGTCCCACTGGGCGGTAGGGTTACACTAGTAGTAGCGGTAGTTGTAAGGGTTAACGGGTATGTTCCAACAGTGGTGAAATTCCCCGAAGTTATTAAGGAGCCAGCTGTAGAAATTATCCCATCAATAGATATCGTAGCTCCTCCGTTATTTACTCCGGTGCCCCCTTGTGTTGAACTTAGAACTCCAGAAAAGCTAGATAGTGAGGGTTGAGCTGAGAATTGAGTTCCTGTAGAATCTATATGTGTCAAAAACTGGTTAGCAGTAGCTGAAGCCCTTGGTTGTATCGGATTACTATCAGCATTCGGTAATACAAAACTTCGAGACGCGGTTAATGTAGTCGACTCTAAAGTATTAAAAAAAGAACTAGAAGGCAAAGATAGAGAATTAAATTGAACATCTGCAGTTGTATTAATATTCTGAGGCAGTGTAAGAACAAGGTCTCCACTTACAGGAGATCCAAATGAGTTATTTACGAATACTTGATTTTCTGTCCCAGTTACACTAGAAACTACTGGACCCTCATTAGAAGATTCAATAGTGATAGAACCTGGAGCATTTGTTATTAGGATCCCAGGACCTGCGGTTAATGTAGATTTAACCAGGCCCCCTGATGTGGAACTACCTATCAACAATTGGCCATCTGTATAAGTAGTTTGCCCCGTGCCGCCTTTCACGGAGGATAAAATCCCTGACCAACTGACTTCTAAGTTAGTAGGAGCTAGAAGGCTAGTATTTGGACTCCCTGTTAAAGAAATTAAAATGTTAGGGTCACTAGTCACAGTAAATGGGTGGCTAGGGATAACTGGTGGATGTGTATTAAAATAATTTAATGTTACAAGATCATTTAAATCTACAGGCTCAACAAGACATTTTACTCCACCACTAAAGATGTTAAGCTCAGTGAAAGTATTTGTTGTAGATAGGTCTGCTAGGACTCCGTAATATGCCATTCTAAGATCTTTCTTACTTAATAAGTGATTTGTCCAACAAGAGTTAAATCGCAAACATTAGTCCCAGGATTTGGAGTCCATAAAATCTTAGCATATTTAGTAGTTACTAGCCCCTGACTATCTACTACAGTTTTAGTATCATCTGAATCTAGAAATTTATTATCCACTAATTGAAATTTTTTCCAATAACTGCTAGACCCTGTACTGAGTTCTGGATCTTCATTTTGAAGAAAAATAAAAATAAACCCATTCATTTTTGGTTCTGCAAGAGGTATACCTTCTAGAGTTAGATCAAAACTCCAATTTCTAGGTAAAGAATAAGAAAATCCCACGTTATGGCGAGTAGAAAATTCTTTTACAATATAAGAGTTTGTCATACCCAGATAAAGCCTGTCTGTCCAATCAGTAGATGCCATATTTGTCTCCTTAAAATCCAATACTTAAAACAAAATTACCCACATCATTATTAGCACGAATTGCTTGTTTTAACACAGTAACCCGAGTATCTAATATATTTGGTTGAAAGTTTACAAGAAAGTATGCTTGCTGTCCGATATCCAAGAACACTGATTGTAGTGTAGTCCACCTCGGAAAATTATAAATTATTCTATAAGTATTAAATCCTATTTCTTGAATAGCATCTACTATTTTAACTTGATCATAAACCTTTCTAGGTCCATGAGGAGTGACCATATTAATAACTAAGTTAGTTGGGCCAAAAAATAGAGGCGACGCCCCAGAACCAGAGTCTACAATTAACTCATACGACATAATTGTATAAACTGATATGTGATAAAGGGTTTTATAAAAAGATACTAAAGTGTAAGAATCCCAAGTCCCATCAGGGGTATTATAAAAAAAGTAAGAACAGACAAATTGAACCCGCGTGATTTGAAGATCAGAGGCGGCAACTTCAAAATACCAATCATTAGAAGTACCAGAAATATTACATGTTTGTCTCGCTTTTAAAAATGCAACTTGACTCTCTAATGACCCTACTTGTAATTGAAGAGCGGCTACTTTAGATTCAAGAACAGTTACCCTCGATTGAAGGTCTGCAACATTCACTTGTAATTCTGTGACATCTACAATCAATTGGGCACTTGCCGTTTGTAAGTATTGAATCCACGTCCCTGTAGACAGACATAACCAATTAACCCACTGGTAAGGAGGTTTTTGGCCTATTTCTTGACCTAAAATAGGAACCCATCCCGATAATTTTTGGCTATCTGGTGGCTCTGTCACACGAGCTCCTGAACTATAGGCCCATAATGGAAGCCCTATAGTTGGAGGTGTAGGATAAGAGGATAAAGTTGATTGCAGTAGGTTATATGTAATCATAGGGATAAAAAGAACCCTCCATTAATAGACTCTCCGCCAGGCGTCAAACTAGCGAATCCAGCATTACCTGGTTCGACAGCTTCAGGTGGGTCATCAGTAGGTAAAGAGGCAAGCTGGAAGTAGGGAATCGTATCCCCGAATACAATAATTTTTATACCTGCAGATTTAAGGTTATTCATATCTTGGATGAAAGAATTAATAGGGTTAGGATTAGCAAGGGGGTCATCAATAAAAGGGACTTGAAAATAAAGAGTTGCATTTCCTATTTCCTCAACAGAATCATTATTGAATGATGATATTAGTCCATTTGATACAAAATAATTGTAAAAATCAGATATGCGACCTCTGGAATTCACAAATAAGATCTTATTCCTTATTCGACCTATTGTCACATCGATGGGAGTATCAACATTCAATTGTACTCCAAACAAAGAGGCTAGCATTTTAAGATATATCCCTACAGGTATTGCTTGTGAGGTATCTTGACTTGTGGGGCTATTCAAATTTAAAACATTAACTAAAGATCTGATTACATCATAAATATATTGTGACTGCTCACTAATGGTACGAATTACCTCAACAAAGTTTGGAGCATTTCGATACACACTAGGGAGTAAATTGTAGCCTAAATCAAAGAAATCTAAAGATGGAAGTTGAGTCGTTTGACCCTTTAAGAATAATTGTGGAGTAAGTTGCTCAATAGTCATGCACTTTTATCCACAGCTGAGAATTGAAAATTAGCAGGACTAAGATTAAATATTGACCCTGGTACACGACGTAGATAAGTCAACCCTACTGAACCCAGGTATCCAAAAGAGAAATAGGTACTATTTCCTATTAAAGCTACAATACCTGTAAAAGAGGATTGTATGATCTTGTATAACTCATTAGTAGAATACAAAGTATCAGACGGCAATGTCTTGGATAAAAAATAGTTATTTATTATTGTGAGTAATAGATCTTTTAAATTACCTAAAAGAGCTGTATCAAAGACCCCATTACCAATACCTGAATCTTGAGGTGTTGTGTTGTAAATGATCCGAAGATTACAGGTTACAGGGGATTGAGATACCGGATTTAGAATCACTTCAGATTTATACCCAGAATAAGGAGTATCAATATAGTAAGTAGTCCCGCCTACTGGACCTGGGTAAAATTGAGTCCCAAAGCTATGATAATTATAACAAGATTGTGCAATAAGTTTTAAATAAGGGTCTTCAGGATTCAGCTTACCATCAAATCCTAAAGGGTAAGATAAATAGACTGCATATCCTCGAGAGCCAAGCCCGTTTAAAGCACCCAAGACAGCAGGACTTGGATTATTGATTGAAGTAATTTGAGTTGGATATGGTGAATCTGCACTTGTAAAAGCGCCAGCTGGGATTTCAGTAACCAAGTCCCTACTAAAGACTGCAATATATTTTGTACCAGATGTTTGAAACACAAACTCTTCATTTGTTTTGTACTCTGATGTGGGAGACACAGATCCACTTACTGTCCAGCCTGCAGGAATTAAGACTGAGGGGCTTGTACCAAGATCTACTACCAGCTCAATGATGCAGATTGAAGATACATCTGAGTCATTAATAATTTCTTGGACTTCGACAGATTGCAATCCAGGAACCTGTAATCCCAAAATTACTTTTTCAAGGCCATAATAAGTACTACCTTCAACATTTAAATAGATCTGTCGTCTTTTAGCTAATTGCTCATCTGTCTCTTGAGCTAAACCTAATAACGAAGAATTAGGATTATAGATTCCTAGAATCTGTCCTCCAAAGTTGCTAGAAACGGTATCCAATCGACCTTGGGCAATAGATGTTAAGATTTCATCACTATATAATGTCACATCCTTAAATCCAGGAGTATCAAAGACAAGATTTTGAGAAGGGGAATAAGTAGGGGAAGAAGATCCTAGATAAGAGGCAGACACTTTCCAAGAAGTAGGAATTGTGAGTTGCCCCAGCTTTGCAGATTGAGGATTTATGATAGTGAAATTTAATCCTGGTAAAGGATCTGCTCCTGTAACACTACCGGAAGGAATCGGGGTTGTAGTGTCAGTAGAACTGATTGTTAAATAATACAATCCAGGACCTGGAACATTAATGGAATTTCCTAAATACCTATAAGTATCAGGTAATATGGCTTCAGAATAAAACAACCACCCTGTTGGCAAGGTCCCAGACCCTGAAGTTACCGTTACTATGACATCACATGTTGAATATATAGGACCTACTTCTATTGTGACATCACAAGAACTTTTAGTTGCGGGCCTCCTTGTCAAATTTAATATGGTAGAGGATAGGATATCGAGTCCTAACCCACTAGCTGTGTTGCTATTAATCGAGTTCCATAATATTTGTAGCGCATCTTGAATCTTTTTATCAAATACTGACTTAACATAAAACTGAATATATGTCGGGCTATCTGGGTTTGTCGCATTCGGGAAAATTGGTGCTAGCTGTTCAAGGTAGTTAGATAAAATTGTATCAAAAGAGTCAGGTATAATACCAAATGTCGTACCATCCACTAGCATTTCTTATACTCCAATTGATATTTTACCATAGACAGTACTAACATCGAAACTCGCAGAAAACAACCGACTTGATTCTGTATATTCAAAAAAACTTACATCTACGGATTCTACATTCTCAATTTCTAAAAGTTCATTTACAATAATCTGCAAATAAGCATTGGGGTCTGTGTTGTTTTGGTTGTTTGCTATAAGTGGAATTCCAAAATTTAAATCATCGGCCCACTCACCTTGAAATGTATTTAGCTTAATTAGGATTTTACTTTTTATGACTTCTAAATTCCCTTCATCCCCCCCTACTGTAAACTCATTTTTAATATCATAAAAACCTAGCTCTTTATTATAACTCCAAACAATCTCCTTCATTCTTGTTGGCCTTTAAATTTAACAAGGTTATTCAAAACCTGAGATGCGACAGTCTCTAATTCTTTGGCAGCTACTCCTACCGGTTTTGAATAGCTAGCCCCTGTCAATTGAACGGGATCCGGTATACTATTTCCTAGGTTAATAAGAACTTTAGTGAAAGAATCTAGGGACTGAGATAGTTTGCTGATTTGCTCTATTAATTTAATCCCTGAGCTTTCAATCTCGACTCCTGCAGATTTAAACATTTGTTGGTCTGAAAAAGAAGAGATAATCGGTAAAAATATACATGCATTCAGGTCATCCAGGTCCCCAGAGTCTGGGGTGGTTATGTTACCTTTTCCATTAAATAAACAAGAGTATATTTCACGATCTGCCCATAGGAGTAAGCCTAAATCTCCAGGGTTTAAAGGCAAATGGAAAGTGTAGTTTTGATTATTTAAATTCCCTACAACCACATGGGTAAGTATTGGAGGATCTTTCCATTTATCTACCTTATCAAAGTATCTTATTAATGGCTGTACATCTACAGATCTTGGATTTTGGTTAACAGATACTATTTTCCCGATCGAGCATCTATGACTTTGGTTCTTATCATTCCAAATTGCTCGCTCTATTATGTCGGCTTCATCATAAAAAAATGGAGTATCTGACATCTATTTACTCGAGTCTGGCCAAAGTTTAAGTGTTGAATTCCAGGTGGAAGATCTCCATTCACCTGCTTGAGTTAAGCTAAGAATCCCATAGTAGCCTTTGAAGTATTCTGTATCGACATAGACCTTATCATACAATCTATACGGTTGCAAAAGAGTTGATAACCCTATGATCGCTAGATTCTGATTGAGTTGTAGATTATCAAAGTAGGTCACTGGAAATAATTGTAAAGACAAGGATTCTGCTCTTGGATATCCAACCAATCCTGTGTCCTTTGATATACGGGGTACACTTGAAGCTGTTTGTGTTTGTAAGCTCTTGGGTATCATAGATATCACACCAAGGTGCAAGCTGAATATGAGATCTGCGTCTGCTGCAATACCTTTGAGTATTGGTATGAGCTGTCCTCTAAAAATTCTAGGAGTCTTATACACTTTTGTTAGGTACTGATAACTGTTCACATCTAACACAGCAATGCTTCCATATGCATTGAGCAAGCTTTTAACTGCGGATAGATTCGATGTCCCAGCTGGGAAAGACTGTATAATCCCCTTCCCTATGAGGTTGAGGAACACATCTCCTGCTTCAACCTCCGTGATAATATCTGGCCCAACTCGATATGTGTTCACATAGCAAGTGAGCCCTTTGAATATTGAAAATCCCTGACTGTTAGGGTTACCGTACCAAGTCTCAAATCTAAATCCTCGACGGGTATTTGCCCCAATAAAGAAGTTAATAGTGTCTTTGCTTATATTATAAAATTGAAACTTAGCCGTGTTTTGAATGTTGTTCGATACCGAATAGCTAAATGAGAAATTCACACTATTCTTGATCTCAATTCCTGGAATATCTGTCACGGTGTACGGACCACTTCCTGAAACTTCAAAGAATGTGAATCTATAATTCCTATTGAAATTTAATCCAGGTTGTATGGCCATAAGTTACCTGCTCTTTGCATAGAGAAATATGCTGTTATCGTTCAGAGTTTGGAAGTTGATCTTCTCAACAAGGTTTGTCCCTTGGTTCTTAAAAAACAGGAGATATGGAAATCCTGCATCAACAAGATTAATATAGTTCCCAAAGCAACATCGATAACTGCCAAAGTAGATCGGACTCTGATTCTTACCATATACCGACATAAACAGATTATTTTCAATAGAATTGAGATTGAAGTAGAAGGTATATGCGGCATTCTCAATCGATATTGTTATTGAATAATCTTTTGTGTCATCTGCAAATGTAGGAAGAGGGAGATTCCACGTTGTCATAAATCGACCCCATCAGCAAGCTTTGCTTGACTTAGAGCTGAGGTTGTAAGTTGTCCATTTATACTTGTGATGTTTATCTGTTTAAAAACTATTGAGAATCTAATACTTGTTTTTCCATATTTTGGATCTCGGGGTATGTCTAATGATTTGATAGCTAGGTTATCAATTCTTAAGAAATTACTTGTCGGTAATCCGACAGCGGGTGTTGCGCCATAGAGTAATCCTGTGGTCAAAGATAAACCAGTACCTTTTTCTCGCATTTCAATGAGTAAGTCGACCCCTTTCCCGAGTTGTGAGAATGAGAGTCCTCCGAAGAAAGAGGTGGTCACTAGACTAGTTAGAAGTCCTGTGACAGGAATCTCAAGAGGGAGCTTGATAATGTGGTCAGAAATATTTCTACTGTTCTCTACAGGGTGATCTGTGATGATATTTTCAAAATGGTAGTTCTCTTCCATTGAACAGGAAAGCCCATTATTTGAATTCAAACCCCCTCGTCTTAGGGATGAAAGAACTTTAGAGTTGGACCCAATTCCAAAATCATTGAAATATATCCCTAGCTTTGTTTTACCTGTTTGCCACCAATTCAAATAAAATCCCGACATAATTTAACCTCCAGTCACTTTGCTAATTGCACTTGTACTTGCAGGTTTACCTGAATTCCCAGGACGTGATTGATCCATGGGCTTTTGACTCATAGTCGTAGGAGTATTCATTTTCCTAGTTTCTATAGCCTTTAAACCATGTTTGTCTATTTCTTCTTTTATGAATGTACCGCCTTTGACGGCTAGATTCGCCCCTTGTACTATGAGATTTACGATCTCAGCTTTTACATCCATTAAATTAGTGGCGATGTTTTTAGCAATATCTCCGCTTGTCACTGCATTACGAATTGCTGCCCCCATTTCTAATTGAGCTCCTTTAAAATCTAATATTTCAGATTGGAGTTGTGCCCCTGTATGAAATGGATTTTGACCTCCTTTAGTCGCAACATTATAAACTTTCTCTGCTCTTTCTTTTACATCTTTTTGATATATAAATCTTCTCGAATCTGCTTCCTCATCTCCATACCCTAATCTCCTCAGCATAGCTGTACGGATCATGGGGTCTTGGCCTTTGTATGCTTTATTTACTGACTCATAAACTTTTTGATTAGTCGCTGCAAGATTCCCCCCAGACTTCAAAAGGAGATCTCGAGGGTCAATATTCAAAGCCATCAAAATTTGAGTTTTTTCTTGAGATAAGCCCCCTAGTAGCTCATCTGCAAACCTTTGATTTGAATCTATAATCGTATCAAGGGAAGTCCCTGCTAGCTCTGCTTGTTTTTGTAATTTATATAACTTCTCTACTGACATCCCTGTTTGGTAATTAAGTTGTCGAAAATGCATATCCTCTGAGATTCTATTATCCAAATAAGGAACTACTTTTTCTAGATTCCCTGATACTTTGTTAGCTACCTTTGAAAACAATTCCCCAAAAGCAGCACCAATCTTAGCTCCAATAAGAGGGCTACCTACAAGGAGTCCTAATACCCCTCCGATAGTTCCTCCCGCAGCAGTCCCTGCACTAGGTATCGGGTTCTTCATAAGGGAGTCTGAAGCCCCTTTATTTCGATCCTCAGACCCCATTTTTTTTATAGAATTCTTAAGCCCTTCTCCCTCCTTTTTAGTAACCTCTACAAATTCTTGAGAATTTACTTTTATATCTTTTAATAAACCTACAACATCCTCAGTTGCTCGACTAGCTTGGGCGGAATCTGAATCTTTCTGTTTAGGGAACGGAATTACGCCATTTGATGCCAGCTTACTTGCTCGAACTTCACCCTCTTCTTTTAGCTCTGCGATTTTCTTTTTCAATAAATCTAAATCTGTGAAATCGACTTTAGTGCCGATCTCTATGATTAACTCATTCTCCGCAGTCTGGCTCATTTAAAGTCGCCTCTTTCTCTAAAGCTATGTAGGCTTCATAATCACCTAATGTCCAGGAATTGAAAATTTCAATGTATGAACCTAAACCCCTTTTAGAAAGCATCATTGAGATACGTTTAAAACAAATCTTTTTTAAAGCTTCACCTAAACTCTCCGATTCAATTCTTCTTGCTCTTAAAGGGTTATCGGAATGATCCTTTGAGCTTTTGAAAAAAAACCAAAGTTAAACTCAAAAAAGGCGGTTAGTAATGGGAGAAAACAATCTACGTGCTCATCTAAATCACTTAAGGATAAGTTGGACTCATTTCTTTTATGCTTAATGTTTTTACACATAACTTTTTGAATCAACTCCCAATCTCCCTCGGATAATTGACCAAATATGTTCAGATCCCCGAGAAGCATTTTCATGACGGAATTTGAAACAAATGAAAATATACTATTCGCTTCTTTTAGACTGATTTTATGGATAACCAAATCCAAATCATCCATCTGAAATTCCTTAGTGTCCATCAACAAACTCCTTAATCTTTAATTTAAACTGTGTAGGGTCCCGGAGGGCTAGAAGATCCCAATCCTCCTGTCGATCAGATCCAGCATTCATGTAGTTCAATACGTAATCTTTATATGTGAGAATGAGCTCTTTGTATACCCTAAAGATACATTCATTCATAAGTGTCTTATTTGAATAGTCGATATCTTTTATTTCTTGAAGATATAGCTTGAAGTGATAAGAGGATATACCCTGTTTCAAATAATGAATGTTATATATGAAATCAAATACATTTTCTGGGTAGAGGGAGTGGGTTAGTTTTAATTCTTTTTCAAATTCCATGCAGAAATTGTATTTGATTTTAGACAGATCTGCTCGGATATTTTTTATATGCTCCCGCCTGAATAAGACAAGTAATTTATCAACTACAAACGGAAGCATAATCAACCCTTTCTTTTATTAAACTCTAATCGTGTTATGCAGGAGTATTGTGAACTCCCTATACATATCTGCTGCATTCACTGAGTATGTCTCATCTGGAAATCTTTGTATATGAGAATTTGTACTCAATGTCGTATCAAGCAGGTAATCAGTATTTGTAAAACTACTTAGTAAGTAAACCCCAGTAGATCTAAATAAAGTAGCTGCGATCTTCATCAGTTGATATGATGGGTTATCAAAAGACATCCTGAGTTTTGCAGTACTCGTATTATCTGCAATAAGGTTAATATGTAATTCCCCATCCGCACCTACATCCTTATTTGAAATGTCAGAACTGGGTGTGATGGTAAGGTAGGTCCCTGAAGCAAGGCCTGTAATAGGGATACCTACTGCTAAAATGATTTGATGCTCTGGGTTAAACGCCATTCTTGAAACATTTGCCATTTAAATCACTCCTTCTATTCTTTAGATTAAAGCCCGAGATTGACTGTTAATGAAACTCTATGAATCCGGCTCAAGAAAGTAGCATTGAATGTAAGATCTTGGTAAACTCGGTTTGTAATATCCGCTAAACTGACTTCTCTATATGTTTTGTATACAAAATCCGAGTTTTGAAACGGTTGAATAACTTGCAAATCTACTAATTTTTGAGCAGACCCCTTTACCGTGGATAGAATCTGTTGAATTCCAGTATCATTAAAAGGTAAGGACCCTGTAATTTGAGAGTTAACAAGTAAGTTTGTCAAATCTGCTTGTGTGACCACTTGAAGATAATCTGCACCTACTACTTGATCTAAATAAATCCGGGTTGTGGGGGTGGAACTTGTTGCATGCCCATATTGCAATAAGGCTAAAGATGTTCCAAACAAAGCATAAATGTTATTGTTCCAACCTGTAAGATTTGCAAATCCAGACGTAGTATCCGGTTGTCCAATAGTCGTTGTAGTTACAAAGGGGTCAGTTGGTTGACCTTTCAATTGTGTTGAAGATAGGCATTTCAACCCAACCCCTGTTTTAAACAAATCTGTAAAATACTCAGCTAAAAATGCGCCATGGATTGAAGGCCGAACAGACGCACTGTAAAATTGAAAATGTTGGCTATGCTCCAGAATCAGAATTGAGTTGCTGCCACCAAAAGCTGTTTGCACTTCTCTAGCCACTACGGGGTCATTCGCGGGTAGAAAAAGATATTTTAGATTGTTATCTGCCCTTAAAGCCGCCAACATACTTGTCAATCCGGTGGTCGGAGTCATAATACCAGAAAGATGATTTGTTGCTGCAAGTAAATTATCAACTTGAGAAATCTCAGGGAAAGAACCAACTAACCCATCAAAATTATGGGCGGGGACCGCGGTAATGCCGTCTCGACTAAAAAAAGGAACTCTATAAGTTCCTGCAGTGGGTATATAAAAATCTTGAGCTATAAAGTAAGGAGCAGTTGTTGTGACGCCTCCAGATAATTGTGTATCGGCTCTCAATAAAACAGCGGAAGTTGTAGTAATTAAAGCGATCACCCTGGAATATTCATTTTCTAGTATCATATCACATATAGTGAACCCATAAAAATCATTATTTTTTGAAATAATATTCTGCATTACTGATGAATAATTCACATTTGCGAATTGAATAGCAATTCTACCTACTTGTAAAATATTAGGTGTCAACCTTTGAGAAAAAAAAGCAGCGCATGTATCTAAAAAATGTTGAATATTATTAGCTTGGAGTGTATCCCCATTTGAAATTACTAAAGAAAGTACAGGTGCAAAATCTGTTTGAAGAGTAATTAAATCTGTATAGGTATGCGTATAGCTGCTATATGGGAACCAAGTACTAGGAAATGCATCAAACACCCCAATAATCATACAATTATTAAAAGACTGAGGTTGAATAACAGTTGTATTAATTGATACATTGACTTTTGCTAACCAGCTGGTAGATACACTCACGGTGCGCTCCCTGTTGTAAAAATAGGTGGGACAGATAAATCAAACTTAATAGTCTCAATGATACCAATGCTCGGATCAGACGAGCTTATATTCTCCTCTACAATCCAACTAAATCTAACAGGTACGGCCATATAGAAAATAGTACGATCTTCATATACTACTTTATCCACTATTTTATCAGAAAAATCTAGACCCAGAAATGCAAGAACTCTACTTTCTAAATCATAGTTTGACCTCCTTAGTGTAAACCTTTCAACTAGATCTAGAAGCTGGATCTGGTCTAAGGTATAAAAAGTAAAATTAACTTTTAGTTCCTTATTCATGCTTCGAGATAGGGTATCGGTCCCTAGGTTAACATAGGGCGTATTGTCTATATTTGTCACAGATTCAATACTAATCGCGCAATAAGGAAAGTTAGGTTGTAACTCTTGTTGGGAAGACCAAAAAACCGAGATAGGCGATTCTATGAAACAGGAGGTTACCATTTCAACTAACTTAAATAAAGGAGCATACACACTATCAATTTCAGGTATCGGTAGATTGATAGAAGATCCATCCCATTTTAACCGATTATCTTTCACAATCGTGTTTTGAACATGATTTGTCGTATATGCTGTAAAATGTTGATAGCTTTGTGAGGATATAACTTTGTATATCTGATTATACCAGATGAAATAATTCCCAAGACTCGACGTAGTTGTGTCAGCTGTGATTGGGTAATCTGTAAAAGCTTGGAGGTAATCTGCATAGTGTGTTCCTTCAGGTAAAAATTTAATACCTCCACTGCTTAAAGGCTGCATCGAGGCTAATATTCTTTTGATCTCATAGGGTGGCAGCTCTGCAAAACCCTTAGAGTTGTATGTTAACTCCCCATCGAATTTTATAATATTCACCCATTGAAGGTCATCAGGACTAATCATCTTTAAGCCTTGTCTTCAATTTTAAATGTAATGCTATTTCTCAATTGCCCTGTATCAATGAGGGGTTTGCTAGACCCTTTGTGTTTTACTGTCTTAGGGGATAGAGCTGGGTCGATACCATCAGCAATTCTTTGCTGGATTAAACCTACAACATACGTCCCTATAAGACCCAAACTTTTTTCAGGAGACTTTAATACGGCCCCCATAAAAGTTTTTCTAATTTTGTCTTTGTTTATATTAAAAGTCTCTTTTATGAAAGATCTGGAAGGAATAACTGGAGTCCCTTTTTTGTTCTTAGTACCTTTTTCTTGATAAATAGCTACTTCTTCGACTGTTAAATCTTCATTGATTTTAAACCTAGATCTCTTTTTTTTATTCTTTTCGTCCTTACCCTCGCCTTTTGGTTCTTTTGGGAATTGCGCGGATTGAGACATAAATCGGACAAGCTTTTTCTGTTCGCCTTTTTCTCCTTGAATACCTATAGTTAGGGTTTTTGTTGATAGATTCTGAATATCCCTAAGCTTTTCTTCAATGTTAAACATACCCACAGCCACCAGATACAAAACCCCCTTTGCAAAAAGCGAGCCTGGAAACTATGGAGGAGAAGATCTGCCCATATTTGGTCAGATATAATTCTTCTTCTGCTGGATTTGTCCCCGTATATGTTTTGAAACTCCTTGATACCTGGGATGTTGATTCTGCAGTCACTCCTCCTCGGTATGAAACGACTTGAGTCTCATATACAAGCATAAAATGACCAAGTAAATTCAAGAACCCATTAAAATAAAATTTCCCAAATACCATTTCAGTTACTAATCCTTTATCTGAGATGTCTGTGATCCAATATTGGATCCGATCAGCAGGCATTTCAGATAATAATCGGTCACTTTGAAAAAATTCAATTGCTTGTGCTACGGTCGGGAGTGGCATTTTATATTACAAACCTTTCCGTAGCGATTAATTAATTATTCTGCTGGGTTATTAAGTCCAGTAATTTTGTAAATAAATTCAGGACGCTTTACAACAAGCCCAGCTGAGTTTAGCTGATATCCATAACGATAAGATGTTGTAGCGCCATCATAATCTGTTGGATAAGGTAGAGGGGCCCCTGCTGTTGCAAGCTCAATATTCATAGGGTCATTAATATACATATACCCTACAGTTTTATCTGTGAATATAGGTAGCCCAGCAAGACGAAGTTGAAGGTTGTCTGTTAAAATTTGCCAAAGGGGTTGACCTAGAAGGTCGCTATACGCTTTTCTGAAAGTTCCAATATTATCAATGGAGGAGATGAAAGAGAAGTCTTTCTCTCTTAGAATCCCTTTGTAAACCCCTCTAATCAATGCTTGAATCCGTACAAACTCATTTTGAATATCAGAAGGTTTTGCCGCAGGGTCTAAAAGCTTAGGTCCTTGCCAAGGAATAGAGGGAATCAATGTGTGTTCAAATAACCCATTCCTGTAAGGGAGTGTATACCCTCCAGCATATCGATAGTGAAAAGCATAATTTTGTTCTTCCTTAGCTAGTTCCATACCGCAGCTATTCGTTAGGATGTCAATTAAGGGGATTTGTTGAGATACTGCGATGTCGAGTTCGTCTACCGATACTGCAAATCCTATTTTAAATTTTTCAACCATACGATCAATAGAATCTGCCCGAGCCTGGATATATCTCATACTTGCATTGACAACCCCCATCCTACTATCTTCAGGAGTCAAACTACTCGTAGGGGTATTTGCAGTTGTACCTGTAACTCCGACTCCCCTAATGATGTATGAAACATCTGTCGGCTTTATTCTAGTGGTTTCATAAAAAATCCTCTCATTAGGGTAATTATCAAATGTAGCTCTCAGCATGCTTGTTTCAACAAGCTGCCTAACAATTCTCTCATCAAAATTAATTGAAGTTTCATAAAGTTGCAATCCGTAATTGGCATCTAGGACTTTACCAGTAGCTTGGCTTCTGGTTCCAAATCGGGATTTAAAAAGAGGTAAAAATCTTTCAAAACTATTTTCAGATTCTTCAAATCCTCCATCTACCCTTTGTTTAAAAATACGGGCGTAGTCAGATTCTGATCTGATCAATTTATTTTTAAATTTGTCCATACTTGAATATTGAGACATAAATAATAATCCTTAAATAGTTTCAATTGTTAGAGGGTTAAATAAAGGAGCAATAGTAAAAGGGAATACGGCTGTTGTAATACTGATGGGTACGATTCCTGCAGACGCGATATTCCCAACAAAGAACCAAGGGGTGAGTACAAAATTTGCCCCATCCGAGCTATTGGAAACTGTACCTACTCGTTGAGTTGCCGGGTTTGGAGCAAATTTACGAACGTATACTGCTTGCCCATGTAATGCGGGAGTTTCACAGTGAACTGCTACATCTCCATGGTCCACAATCGCTCCCCAGGACCCATCTACTAATCCGTCACCACTTGATAGGGTGGGAACCCCAGAAGAATTGACAGACTTAAAATTATTGCGTTGCGTAAGGAGTAAAGCTCCAAATGCTTTAAATTGCCCAAATCCTGCATCATCCAACGATTTCAAATAAGCGCCAGACTGAAGAGGGACAACTTGCGTATAGGACGCATAAGCTACGATTGTTCCAAAATAAAGAATAGGTGTGGTTGCAGTAGTTTTACATGTTCCAGTAAGAGTATGACTAGGGTTACTCGATACTAATTGGCCAGGTAAATTAGCTGAGGGGTTGATATTTGGAATATATGCCATTATTTTTTATTAACCTCTTTTATTTGGAATAAGACTTTTGTAGTAAGACTGAATATCAAAAGACTTTTGAGAGCTATCCCCTCTAGACCTGGAAAAATTATAATTCCAAGAATCTTTTTTACTTTTATCTTTCTTCTCTTTCTTTTTCATTTCGTCTTCATCTTCGTCTTCGTCTTCGTCTTCGTCTTCGTCTTCATCCTCAGATTTCTTTTTCTTTTTCATTTCTTCTTCGTCTTCATCCTCATCCTTTTTATCGGATTTAGACTTTTTTTCTAAGGTAGAAATTAGTTTATCCAATTTTATATGGAGAGGAGTTTGACCTCCAGACTCCATTGAATCCATTTTTGTTTCAAGAGCTTTTAGTTTTTCAGATAGCCTCTCTACAAGATCTGAAGAGTCCTCTTTTTTACTAGCCCCACAGGTGCATGAATCTTTTTTAGCCTCTGTCATGGTCTCCCCATCATTGACAATTGAACAAATCTCCCCACATCGGGCGCTACTTACGACCGCTAAATGATTATAGGAAATATCTCTTTGTATACCTATATAAGGTATACCATCAAAAACTCCAGGGGTTTCATCTAGTTCCCTAGTGTACCCTAAGCTGAATTCTTTAATTTTTCCTGAGGTAATTTCTTCTATGAGTAATTTATCAGTTATTAATATCTTGTCAAGTTTCATCAAAGAGTGTACTGAGTTGTCAACTACTTTCAATGGCTCAGAAGCAACTACCCCCTTTTGAAATCGATTCGCATTATCCATGTTTACCATCGACCCCCCAGAGGGGTGTTCCCATGTTACAGGGATCCCAAAAAGAGTATCTAAGGAGTCTTGTTTAAAGACCTCTTCTTCTGTCCTCAGCTCATTACCTTCAGGGTACTTAAAAACACCAGTTCTAGTTACTATCCCAGAGATATTTAGAAACCCGGTAGGCGTGAATTTGAATTCTTTGATCTTCACTGAGTCATAACGAGTTTTCATTTTGTACTCCCCTCATCGATCTCTATTATTGGAATCAATACACAACGGCAATTATAGTCATTATATTCCGGAGGTAGATTATCATAACTAAATATTTTACCTTCTAATACCCTGTGACTTGGTCGAACTCTTTCATCCAGGGAGGTAGACCACCTGCATTTTTCCACCCCAATGTTTGTTGCTAGAGTGGCATTAAGATCCCTGTTTAAATTATTAATCTCTGTCCTTGAATGAGTTTCTGTAAAGTTATACTTGGGATCAGGGTACTTTTCCTTGAATATCTTATTTTTTTCTGGGCTATTGAATAGGAAAGAGTCCTGAAAATTACTTACCTGGGATTTCCTTGTTTCAAATATTGAAGCATATTTATATCTGATAAACTCTTTCTCTGCTTTTTCAAACCCACTAGCTCGTTCTTGAGTCTTATTATTAAACTGTGAGTATTTAATTTGGGTTTTCATCTTTTCTTTTTCATAGTCTTCTTTGGTTTTTAAAGGAGTCTTTTTACCCCTCTTTGGCTTATTAGATTCTTGGATTAACTCTTCTAGATATCTTTGAGTCTCTTTGAGTGATTGATTAAATACTTTTGTGATAGGGTCATAGTTTATCTTATTAAGAAACTCAAATAAGAATTTTTCATCCAATTTAGATTTAGTCTCGATTGCTTTTAATGCTTCTGTCATCAAGGCTGAGTCAAAAGATTTGAACAACTCTCGAAGCCAAATTTTATAATAAAGCTCCATCTTTTTTGTTCTAGGTTTTTTGACCATCACTCATCTTTCTCAATATCCGATTCCGTCTGATTCATTAAAAATTCTTCTTTAGATTCGTCTAATTCTTGGAATGTTGCTTCTTGCGATATGTCTAACCAGCGATTCAAGATGTATTGAGATCCATCTAACCCTTGATTTGCTAAACTCTCCAAGGAAGCAGCTGAGATCTGCAAAGCTTGAGCATCTTCTAGAGGTGTAGGAGTTTCACTATGTTCAAATGTAATCTCATAAGAATGCGGAATCTCTAAACCATCTAAGGATTGAAACACCTTCATAAAGAATTCAATAATCGGGTAAATTTTAAATTTTTGTTCGCTTTGAATAAAGGTTTCCCAATTTGATTTTTCCGTTCTACCACTTGTTGTTCCCTGAGAACCTTCCCCAAACAACACATCATGTGGCATATTAATCTCTAGGCACAGTTGATCTTTGATTTGATTGATCAAATCGGAGTAACCTGAAAGACTAGGAGAGACCAATTCATATTCTTCCCGAGTATCCATGACACTGATGTTGTGAGTGCTTCTCATCCTCTCTCGTGCAGCCATCATCCCAGCAAAATCACTTCTCATTTCTGGGGAAAGGAGTAAATTACTAAGATTCTCATGTTTGCTGATAGCATATGGGATCTTTGAAATCAGTGTACTGATATTATCAATCGCCACATGATAGTTTTTTACCGCATTCTCTATTTTTCGAATGTAGGTATCATGAAAATGGTAGTTTAACCTATAGAGATAGGGGGGGAGTTTGCTTCCCCAACAGGTAGGAAGACGAGTATAATGGATCCTACTCATAGATAATTCTCTTACCATTTGAGAAAATCTATCAACTCCTGCAGGGTTATTTAAACTTTCCCCCGAGTACGAAATCATAGGTTGTTGGATCAAATGATAATGAATTGGCTCAAATAGAAAATTTCGCTCTGGAATTTCAGGAGCAATCATATATCGAGGGATGACCTGAATAGAGTCAAGAGACCTGATTTTTTTAAAATTTAAGGGTTTTTCAAGTTCTTTATTATCATCCAAATCTGGAAATAAAAATGATTGTCCAAAGATATTTCCATATGTGTAAAGTTCCCTCACCTTCTCTTCGATTTTATGTTTGGTCCATAATTTTTTAAATTTTGCATTGTACTTTTTATCTTCAGACTCTATCTTGAAATCATTTTTGAATACTGCAAGAGTTAAAGTATTTAGAATTTTATTAATGGTAGGATCCATTGCATAGAGCTCTTCAAGCTCCATAAATGGGTAAATGGAAAATGGTTTAATCCGAGCTGCCGTTGAGACATCCTGGGGTGTTCCTAGCCCAGTAATCTTGTTTTGATAAATGGAGTCAGATCTTCTACTTTGTAACTCTTGATTGATTAATCTTTCTCTCTCCAGGTTTAGTTCAGACTCTTTATATTTGTCTTCATAATTAACTCGTGGTCTATGTCTCATATGATATGTCCAGATAAATATTGGTATCCCTTAGATATAGCAGAAAAATCTTTCAATCCATATTCTTTGAAAATATAATTGATAGCTTGTGTGGTCTCATCCACCATATCGTCGTTTTTACCTCTAGGAAAACTCTTTAACTGATTTAAGAATTGATTATAGTGTACCATGTTTTTATATATTTTTAAATGACCAGTCTTTATAAATGGCTGTGCAGCATAAGCTCGAGCTACTTTACCACCTTCTGGTTCAATTGGTATGAACCCAGTGAACTCTTTACTGAGGACATTGATTACCGCATCTCCATTAGCTTTTGCTTCCACTAAGCAGAACATGCATCTGTGAAGCTTAAAAAGCTCTCTCACCTTTATGACAGTATTTGAAAAATCCAACCGACTATTGACCTGATCTATTTTGTACAAATCTCCAGACTTATTGCAATATTTATAGACACCAATAGCTACGAAGTCACTATTTTTTGTATCTTTGAAAGCGCAATCTACGCTAAGGAATGTAATCAATCCCTGAGGGATTTCTACTAGGGTTTGGAAGCTATGCTTGAGAATTAAATCCTCGTTGAATAGTGCGCCATCTGGAGGCACTGGGCACCCTTGATACAGGGCGTATCCATCCCCCTGGGCGAGAAGCATCTTCATTTTGATCGAATCAATATCAAACCTTTCCGGACACAGGGCTTCCCCTATTTGTCTCCCTAAAGGGTCATCTTCTGATTCGCAGATCGCTGGGAGATTTATGTACTTATATTTGAAATCTGCACCTAATTCTTCAACTTTTGTAATGATCTGACCTATCAAATCATTCTCATGCCACCGGGTATGTGTAATCTCTAATTTAAATTTCTTTTGAAGGCGGGTGATAATCGCTGTGGCAAACCCATTCCATAAAGTCTCCTGGTAAGTCTCACTACATGCATCATTGATGTTTCGAATAGGGTCATCGATAATAATCCAATCTGCGGGCTTTGAAGTCAGGCCGCCAGAAAACCCGCAAAAAGAAATTGATCCGGTTAAGTTCGAAAGAACTATCTCTTTTTGAGATTTAGAATAGAGAGGTATATTTTCTTTTTCCAGGATAGCCAGAATTTCTCTATGAAACCGTGATGTAATATCAAGGTTGTAACTGATTATAATCCCTCGGGATAAAGGATTTTTAATAAGTCGATATGCCGCCTTGTGGATTGTGAAAGTAGTTGTTTTACCATGCTGGGGAGGGACGCTAAACAAGATAATGTCATTTTCTTGCTGCTGGGATTCCATGTACTGAATCCACGGATAATCAAAATTATATTGAGGGCTTACTCTTTTACAAAAATCAAGAAAAGCTTCTTCTGGTTTATAAAAATTCTCTTCTTTTTCTTTTAATTTTCTTTCTCTAGTTTCCAATAAATAAATAATTTCAGAA